TACTTATCATCTATAAATCAGGGTAGCTATGTAATTGACAGAATATATCCAGCGGTGGAGCAACTCAAGAGTATGCTCACAGCCAAGACACCAAAGTTCACCGCTATCGGTAGGGAAGACTCTGATAATAAACTCGCTATGGTCTGGCGTACTATTCTTGAGTATGTATGGGACGTTTCAGATGGTGATGTTAAGTTTAAAGAGGCTATCCATGATTATGCTACTATTGGAGTAGGGTACTTGTATGCCTATTTAGACCCTCAAGCTGATATGGGTAGGGGTGAAATTAAGTTCACTTCTTTGAACCCTTTCCGAGTGTATGTTGACCCCGCAAGTAGAGACAGGTATCTAAAAGACGCATCCTCTATTATTGTTTCTACAATACTTACGGAAGAGCAACTTATTCAAACCTACCCTCAGCTTATAGAACCCGATGAAGAAGGCAATATTCTTCTTGAAGGAATAGAGCCTTATAACGAGGGTGTTTATTCTGAAGATGATTTTCCATCAAGCAGTAAGTCTAATCGTCAAGTGACATTTACTCCAGATGTTGTAAAAAATTATCAGCATAAGGGGAATAAAACACCAAAAAGGTATCGACTATTAGAGCATTATAGTAAGATACATGTAACATTCTACAGGGTAGAAAACAGGATTGATGGTACTGAGAAGATTTTTGATGAAGCGCAAATGGCTGAATTTTCATCAAGTCCTGAGGGTAAGAAGTTATTGTCTGAGGGATTTGTTGATTTTGTTCCTGCTAAACAGCCGAGGGTTATGCAGGTCTGCGCTCTTGGTCAAATTATACTTTATGAATATCTTCTTAATACGGATATATTTCCTGTAGTTCCTATTCCTAATATATGGACAAATACTCCCTATCCTAAGTCAGATGTTTCCAAATGTAAGGACATACAAAGACTTATAAACAAGTTGTTCTCTCTTACTCTGTCTCATGCTCAGACATCAGCAGGTTTAAAACTTATAGTTCCTCAGGGTAGTGTTGAGGATATACAGCAATTAGAGCAGGATTGGGCAAATCCTAATGCAGTTATTGAAGTTGATAATACTATGGGTGAACCTCATTTTGCCAGTCCACAACCTCTGAATAGGGAATTATTTGGACTTATTAATCAAAATGAGAATTATATTGATTTAACTTTTGGTATTCCTGAACTGTTGCATGGTATAAAGCCAGAAGGTGACTTGACTGTTAAGGGAACGTCCATGTTGCATGAATTTGGTTCAGGGCGTGGAAAATCTAAGTTAAGAGATGTTGAACAAAGTCTTATTCAGCTAGGCAGGGTTATATACCAGTTGGCAAAGAGTCACTATTCATTTAAAAAGGTTTTTAGAGTTGTACAGCCTAATAATGATGTTAGTGAGGAAACAATCAATTTACAGCTTGTTGACCCAAAGACTGACCAGATACAGAGTATAAAAAATGATTTGAGTATTGGTCAGCACGATGTTAAAATAGTACCAGGCTCAACCTTGCCTTCTAATAGGCATCAGGAGTGGTCTATCTACCTTGAGGCTTATAAGTTAGGGTTAATAGATAAAGTTGAGGCTTTAAAGAAATCAGAAATTTTTGATAAGGAAGGCATATTGCAACGAGAAGGTGAAATGAAGAAAATGGCTGGAATGATACAGCAGTTGCAAGACCAAGTTAAATCGCTTTCCGGAGACTTGCAGACAGCACAAAGGGAATCAGTGCAAGACCGAAAACGCGTCGAAGTTGAGAAGTTTAAAACTCGACTTAAAGGCGACGAACTGGATGGAAAGGCTCGCACACAGCGTAGTCTTGACAAGCTCGAAACTGAGGTGAAGTTACAGGTTCAAAAATCGCAAATGGGGAGCAATGCTCAAAATAGCGGTTTGATTGAAACTTCCTCGTAGACATCTAAGGAGTAGAAAATGGGAGAGAATCTCAATGCCTTAACAGGCAATCCAGCCGCATCGGATATCGTCGGAGCGATGGTAGAAGAACAAGGCGGCGAGCCAGTTTCTGAACAGGAAACTAGTATGGAGACGGAGCAGGAAATGGAACCTTCGGCTTCTCAGGAAGGTGTATCCGATGATGGTGCACAAGATTGGGAAACGGAAGCAAAAAAGTTCCAGAGCCTATATGATAAGACAAAATCAGACCTTGATAAAGCGATGCCTATTATCAATACGCTTACTCAGAGGCCGGATATTGTAGAGGCTGTAGGTACGATGCTTACTTCAGAAAGTGGAGAGTCAGAGGGGAGTAATAGTAATCAAAATGAGGTAACGAAGGAAGATTACGACCCTTGGGATGCTGGAACGGAACCCAATTCTGTTAGCTATCAACATGAGCAAAGCAGGATTGATAAACGGGTTGACGAGCGAATGGAACAGAAGATGGAAGGAATTAGACGAAAGGAAGCAATCAGTGAATTAAAAGGCAAGATGAAGTCAGACTATGATATGTCCGACAATGAAGCTGGTGATTTTATTGAATTTGTGACTAAGCCTAAAGCCGAACATACTGTTGACGATTTGCAACAACTGTGGAGGATAACTAGAGGTAGGGTAGCTGGTGAGCCGAGCGAAAATATTAAAGTAGCTCGTGAAACCCAGAAACAACCCATGCCTGCTGGTGTTCTCCAGGGTGGTGAACCCGCGAGGCAGTCCGATGAGCAAGCGGTTATCGACAGTGTCGTAGCCGCCGCAAAACGCGGACGGACTCAATGGTAATTAATAACAAACAAAGCATGAGGTAGTACAATGGCATTCAATAGTGGTACAATGACCTCAGGTACTCCGGGAGCCGCGCTGGGAACAGCAGGTGGTTCTGTAGCCGCAAATTTAGATAGTACAAGACGACTATTTAATTTTGGTGAAAGAATCGCGGAATTAGCTCCGGAGCGTTCGCCGTTCTTTACTTATTTAAGTAAAGTGTCGAAAGTTCCAACGGATGACCCTGAATTCAAGTATCTGACTGACCGTACAAAAATCAGCTGGACTAATAGAACCTTTGTTATCACTGCCGCTAAGGCAGATGATAATGCGGCTCTTGGTACTGGCGATTTAGACGCTAATGACCCTGTTTGGTTCGACCATACCACAGAGAGCGGTCTTCCGACCGTTCTTATTCCTGGCATGGTTATCGAGGTAGAAAGGGTTGTTGGTAACATTCCTAAACCAGTTGTGTTGAAAATTGAGGCCGTAACGGCTGAAGCAACAGGTTCTGGCGGAAGTTACGAGGTCAAGGCGAGCGTTGTTGAAAACAACGGAGACGCTAATACGACTATCGCAGATAGTTCGGTTGCTCAGGTTATCGGTACTGCATTTGGCGAAGCTACTCAATCCCCGGCATTCTTTACTGAAGAACTCGGGTCAGACTACGGTATGACTCAGATTTTCAAGACTGCCTGTGAATGGAGTGGTTCTACTCTTGCTACTCGTTATCGTGGATATCCCAGCGAGCGTGATAGAACATGGGCGGCAAAGCTCATTGAACACGCTGTGGACTTGGAACGCGCTATGTTGTTTGGACAAAAAGGTGTTGTAAATAGTATCCGTTATTCTGACGGTGCTGTTTCTGGCGCTATCCGTACAGCAATCGCAGGTTCTGGTTTCAAAACAGGTGCAACGGCTTGGGCCTATGCATCTGGCGCATCCTATGGTAGAGCGATTGAATATTCTGCAATGTCTTACGACCAGTTGTTGGCAGACTCAGAAGTTCTTTTCGACCCTGCACGTGGTGGGAGTTCCGATAGGCTAGTTCTTTGTGGATTACCTGTGATTACCTGGTTTAATAAACTGGGTGGATTCAACTTAAATAATGCAAATATTGGCGCAAACCCGGATACGGCTGAGTCAACCAATGCATTTATGCTTGATATCCAAAACATCAAAGGTCAATTCGGTCATAAGGTTATGTATATTGATACTGTTCACGGTTCATATGCTCTTGTAAAAGAGCCTATGTTCCGGGCAAACAGTGCTAATTACATGGCTATTATTGACATGAGCAAACTTGCTTATCGTCCACTAGTTGGTAATGGAGTTTCAAGGGACACGCATATTATGACAAATGTTCAGACACCTGATAAAGACTCTCGGTTAGATATGATTCTTACTGAGGCTGGTCTTGAATTCGGATTGCCTGAGTGTCACGCAGTCTATGACTTCCGTTAATCTTGAATTAATGGATAAGGATAGGGAGTGTCAATTTTGTGGCACTCCCAATCCTAATGATAACTTTCATTGCGTTTCTTGCGATAAAAGGGTATCACCGCCAAAGTTCACTACAAATATGTGGATGCGCTCAGAGATAGGTACGCGTACTGATATTGAGCTTAACGAGAGAACTATGGGAGATAGTATAAACAGGATGTATCGTCAGTCTAGAAATTTTGATAAGTTTGATGAGATGAGAGGTGTATAGGTAAATGGCAGATTTAGGCACAAGGATTCAGGACTATATAGGTTCTTTTGCTGATACTGTAGCATTAACGGATATGGCAACAGAGGTTGCTAAGGATATTATACATATTATACCACCTACAATGTATTCGTTCTTTTCAAATGAGGTGTCTTTTACATCTGCAAATGCTTATAGTGAATCAGAATCTTTAGTTAATGCAAAAATTTTTAATGTCAGGCTTACTGGAACTGATAATATTCAAAGACCTTGTCGTGAAATTTCGCCAGGGCTAGCAGGGCGTGCAGGTGATGACGCAGAGATGATATATGCTACAGATACAGACCCTGTTTTTTATATAAGAGATGCTAAGATAAATGCCTTACCTTCAGCTAAGGTCGTAAAATTTAGTGCTATTAATTATCCTACTGTCGATTTAGAAGAGAGTGCTATATCAAATTTTCCTAATGAGGCTGAACATTTAGTAGTATTGGGCGCGGCGGCAAAAGCGTTACTTAGGATGATGTCTGATAAAATTGACAGTATTGAGGGTTTATCTCTTAATTTATCTGTATATCCGTCTTTTCCTACGTTACCGTCTGTTCCTAGCATAACTGATTTAACTATATCAATAGCTGGTATTGTTTCGCCTTCTGCTCCTTTGGCTGTCACTATTGGAGAAAAAACAGTTGGTAGTTTTGGTTCTGTGCCTACATATTTACCTCCTGCACTATCATTGCCGTCTGTTCCTGTCATAAATGATTTAAGTATAACAATATCTAATATAGTTCCTCCGTCTGCACCTTCAGCAGTTACAATAGGTGCTGAAACAGTTGGGAGTTTAGGTACTGTTCCTACGTATATACAGCCAAGTTTATCCCTTCAAGGTGTTCCAGAAGATAATGGTTTGACTGTAACGGCTACTCCTCCTGTTGCGATACCGGCTCCATCTTTTACATATGATACTTATGATGCTCAAACTACAGCTCCTCAAATTGCTGATTTGGGTGTTGCTCCTACTTATACATCACAAAGTGTTGTATTAAGTTCAGTCCCGACTATAGTTTCTTTTCTTCCTCCAACATCGCCTACGCCTCCGTCTGAGCCTAATTTTTCATATATGGGGTATTCATCTACAAGTACTACCGCACCTACTGTTGGTACGGTTACAGCGACAGTTCCTGCTTATGTTAGACCTGTTTTCACAGCTCCGTCATTCCCATCAATAAATAGTTTAAATAGTATTCTGCCTACTGCTCCTACATCTATAGTTGAATCTTCATTGACTTATACGGCCCCTACTATTGGAGGTGCTACTGAAGAATTAACTACAACTATGGGGGATAGTGATAGTGCTGTGGATTTTAGTGATTGGTTTGAAAGGGCAAATGTATATATACAGGAAGAGGAAGATGTAGAATTGGCGAATGCTCAGATTTCTAAAATTTCTACTTATATAACAGCATATAATTCTGCATTGACAAATAGTTTAAATGAGTTTAATACTCAGGTTAATAACTATCAAAATAAGCTAGGTAAGTTTAGTGCAGATGTAAATAAGTATCAGACGGATGTAACTACTGCTGTATCAAGATGGGAGAGAGATGAACTCCAGGTAAAATGGAATAGATGGTCTACTGAATACGCAAATCTTCTTTCAGAGTATTCATCTAATATTGGCAGTGAAAATAACAGAGTTCAGGCTCAGAATATTGAATATCAAAAAGATTTACAGATACAACTTGAAAATGCTAGGTATATTCAAGAGCAGAGACAGCAGGATGCTTCCAGGTCTCAAACTGCTGATGATTCAAATAGACAAAAAGACTATCAAGCACAGGTTGATAAATATAGTCAGAGTTTGCA